AGCTTTACAGAGTAACTCAACACTAAACGCAGACAACATGACGACAGGTACGCTTTCAGGCGGCACTTACTAAAGGAATTAAACAATGGCTACAACAATTGTAACTAAATATGGGTCAGACGCACCAACAGCCTCCGACATAGTAAGAGGTGAGCTGGCAGTAGACACAGAAAACGGAAGGCTGTACACAGAGAACAGCAGTGCGGATGTTGTTGAACTAGGTTCTAACCCAAGTGGTAACATAACTTTTGGAGACAACGGTAAAGCCATCTTCGGCGCAGGCAGTGATTTACAGATTTATCATAATGGTGGCGACAGTCTAATTGCTGACACAGGCACAGGTGATTTATACATACGCGGTTCTAACAACATCTTTCTTCAAAAAGGCGATGGGTCTGAAACATTTATTTCTACTGCTGATGATGGTGCCGTCACACTTCATTACGACAACGCAGCCAAACTAGCCACAACCTCCACAGGAATTTCGGTCACGGGAAACATAGCAAATGCTTCTGGTGATATGACACTAGACGTTGCTGGAGAAATCATTCTTGATGCTGACACTCAAGGTTCTGGTAATGGTGTTTTACTGAAAGACGATGGGACGCACTACGGGTCATTTTTTAGAAGTAGCAGTAATTTTCATATTAAGGCTGAAGCTTCAGACCAAGACATGATATTCATGGGTAATGACGGTGGCTCAGAAATTACAGCCTTGACCTTAGATATGAGTGCGGCAGGTGCGGCTACGTTTAATGCGGGTGCTACAATTAAAACTACTTCAAATGAAGAAGATGCCCTTTTAATTAAACAAAGCGATGGAACAGATGTTGGTTCATTACGCATCAATAATGGGTCTTTTCTTCTGAAAGGTAAAAGTGCATCTCAGCCTGTGCAAATACAATCTCATGATGGTAACGAAGATATTGAAATCGACCCAGACGGTTTTATTAAGTTTGAAACAGCAGGTTCAGAACGCCTCCGCATAGACGCATCAGGCAAAGTGGGTATTGGCTTAACCAACCCGTCTGCTTTTATTCATGTAACAGGGTCGGAATCTAGTCAATACTCAGGCTCATTTAATAATACCTCAAGTCAAGGCTGGGGATTACTTGTGAAAGGCGGTGCTGATGGCGATGATTATTCTTTGCGAGTTCAAAACAAAGATGCTGCTGATTTACTTGTAGTAAAAAGCAATGGCAACGTGGGCATCGGTGTCGGTAACTCGAAAGAAGCGATGATTCAGTCTACAAACAGTGGGCGAGTTGCAAGTAACCCTGCATACAGTTTTAAGGGTGATTTAGATACTGGAATGTTTAATCCGCAAACTGATAACACTGTTGCTTTTGCAACTGGCGGCACAGAGGCCGCTAGGTTCGACAGCAGCCAGAATTTCTTGGTGGGTCAGACTACCAACGCAGAAACAGGCACAGGTATTGGTTTCGTTCCAGACGGCACTAGCCACATGTATTCTGCAAGCACTGATGCTTTGATGCTTGGTCGTGGTGGCTCAGACGGCGACATTCTGAGCTTCAACAAGTCAGGCACAGCCGTAGGTAGTATTGGCGTACAAATAGGTAATCGTTTTGTAATTCACGGGTCAAGCGGCTCAACAGGAGCAGGATGGTACTTTGGTTCACAGGTTTTATTACCATTAAATCACACAGGAACATTAGCAGACAATGTTATTGATTTAGGTCAAAGTAGTTACCGCTTTGACGATATTTACGCCACCAACGGCACTATCCAGACCTCTGACCGCAACGAGAAGCAGGACATTGCAGAACTATCCGAAGCAGAGCAGAGGGTGGCTGTAGCTGCCAAAGGTTTATTACGCAAGTTCCGCTGGAAGTCTTCAGTAGCAGAAAAAGGTGACGAAGCTCGCACACACTTTGGAATCATCGCGCAAGACCTACAGGCTGCTTTCGCTGCTGAGGGCTTAGACGCAGGTGACTACGCAATGTTTATCAGCACTACTTGGACTGACGAAGAAACTAACGAAGAAAGAACTAGGATGGGTGTTCGTTACAGTGAACTACTTGCCTTCATAATCTCAGCAATTTAATTAGAGGAATAACAAATGACAACATTTACTTGGGTAATCCCAACAACTGAATATGACTTGAAACCAGCAGACATGGATGGAGCGATTATCGTCGCACATTGGCGTTGTAATGCTGAACAAGTAGAAGGCACTGGCGATGATGCAGTGACTCACCGCAGTTCAAGCTACGGTACTTGCGGATTCACACCTGACCCCTCGTCTTCAGACTACACCAGTTTTGCAGACGTGACTGAAGCACAAGTGCTGGGTTGGTGCTACGAAAACGGCGTAGACAAAGATGCTGTTGAAGCAAATTTGCAAATTGCGATTGATAACTTGGTCAACCCAACGCAGGCAACAGGAGTCCCTTGGTAATGGAAGAACAAGCTAAAGTAGCAGTAGACGTAGCAGCAGTGACAACTACAGTGTCAACCCTCATGGGATGGCTACCTGCTGTGGCTGCTGCTTTAAGCATTGTATGGACTGTCATTAGGATAGCTGAGACTGACACTGTTAAAGGCTGGTTCAGTAACAGAGATTAACAATGGAATACGTTGACTTAATTGGTTCCATCTGGCCTATCTTTGTAGGCTTTGTTGTCCTTGTGTTAACACTAGGTAAACTCATGTCCCGTATGGACGTGGTGGAAGAGAAAGTTAAAACCTTGTTTGACTTGTGGAATAAAAAGAATGATTGATAAGCTCATAGGACCTGTCACAAGCTTGCTGGACAAGTTTATACCTGATGCTGATACTAAGGTCAAGCTAGCGCATGAAGTCGCTACAATGGCTCAGAATCATGCTCAGGAGCTTGCTAAAGGTCAGCTTGAGGTCAACAGAGTAGAAGCAGCACACAAGTCTCTATTTGTGGCAGGATGGAGACCCTTCATTGGTTGGACCTGTGGCTTAGGTATGTTTGGTAACTTTATCACCATCCCGTTTAGCAACTTTGTTCTGGCTTTGTTTGAGTACGACATCGTAATACCTCTAGTGCCTTTAGAAACCATGATGCCTGTGCTAATGGGTATGCTTGGGTTAGGCGCTATGAGGACCTACGAGAAGAAAGCGGGGGTGTCTAAGTAATGTCACAAATATCGTTCCAAGAGTATAGACCCTCTAGTAGTCCTGACGGTAGAGTATCCTCATGGTTTGATGATATCAGGGTTGTAACTCCTGAAGACATCTTTAAGATTCTACAGCATTACTACGGAAACGACCCTACTGGGCAAGGACGTTATGATGATGAATACTATGATATGTTGCCTCAAGAGATGCAGTGGCTTATTGAGGACAAGGAAACATTTCGAGAGCTTGCCAAGCGTTACTTAAAAGGTGATGCAACTTATGAGGAGCTAAAAGAGTTTGAGCTATCAGATTACGGGTCTGCTGGTACTCTGTTTGTAGAGTTCTACAATGAGATAATGGAGCTTTCAAAGTCTCTTGAAGAGCCTGAAGAAGTAGCTGAAGAAGTAGCTGAGGAAGAAGCTGAGGAAGAAGCTGAGGAAGAAGCTGAAGAAGAAGCTGAGGAAGAAGCTGAGGAAGAAGCTGAGGAAGAAGCTGAGGAAGAAGCTGAAGAAGAAGCTGAAGAAGTAGACGAAGAAGATGTTGTAGATATACTGGAAGACCAACCAGACGTTGCTGATGAGTTAGAAGCTGACGCTGCTGAAGAAGAAGCTGAAGAAGAAACTCCTGCAGTTGACCCTGTAGTACCACCTGCAGTTGACCCTGTAGTACCACCTGCAGTTGACCCTGTAGTTAATCCTACTACGATGGACATCATTAACATGTCTGTCGGACTAATGGACATCGACTTAGCTTATGATTTAGACGGAGACGGTGAGATAACGTCCAATGATGCTTTACTTTTTGAGCAAGACCCTGAAGGTATGGAGGCTCAGGTAGAGTCAAACAGGGAAGCTATTGATGCTGCAGAATTACAAAATGGCAATGGAGATTTGCTAGACGGAGACGACTTTGAAGACTTTGAAGACTTTGGAGACGACGACACTGGTGGTTCAATTTTCCTAGACGTGCTTCAAGAAGTAGACTTTTCATTAGGTAAAGACATAGAGTTGCCAGACGGCACTGTCATAAACAACCAAACTCACAAACAGATAGGAACTCCGGGTTGGGCTGGAGGTATTAACGTAGCTCCTATAGAAGTAGTTGAACCGCCTGATTCAGGCTCTGGTGGAAACCAAGAAGGAGGCTCTGGTGGAAACCAAGAAGGAGGCTCTGGTGGAAACCAAGAAGGAGGCTCTGGTGGAAACCAAGAAGGAGGCTCTGGTGGAAACCAAGAAGGAGGCTCTGGTGGAAACCAAGAAGGAGGCTCTGGTGGAAACCAAGAAGGAGGCTCTGGTGGAAACCAAGAAGGAGGCTCTGGTGGAAACCAAGAAGGAGGCTCTGGTGGAAACCAAGAAGCAGGCCTAGGCACCGAAATTGGTGATACTATAACGGACAGTAGAGGTATTATTTGGACAAACACAGGGAACAATCCTTTTACCCCTGCAAACTTTATCATTTGGAGGGCTGGGAACCCAGACCAAGCTTTAATTGATGAATATGAGCAACAAACTGGTCTAACATACAAAGATGGTGATACAATCAGCATTAGGGTAGGTCCCGGTCAAGACCCTGTTACTATAATAGAATCTGGTAATACAACACCTCCAGAAGTAACACCTCCGGTAGTAACACCTCCGGTAGTAACACCTCCTAATATTTCAGATTTGCTTGAAGGTGACCTTAGTTGGTTAAATGACGTAATTAACTTCCCACCTAATAACACTACAGTACCTCCAGAGAACACTACAGTACCTCCAGATGACACTGTAGTACCTCCAGTAGTTACTACTCCAGTAGAACTCCCAGATGACTTTAGTTTAGATACTGGAGAAGTCTTTGATTTTCCAGATGACACTGTAGTACCTCCAGTAGTTACTACTCCAGTAGTTACTACTCCAGATGACTTTAGTTTAGATACTGGAGAAGTCTTTGATTTTCCAGATGACACTGTAGTACCTCCAGTAGTAGCACCACCGACTACTACAGCACCTCCGGTAGTAGCACCTCCGGTAGTAGCACCTCCGACTGGTCTTTTTACAATCCCCGGAGAACCTTCAGAGGCTGAAATTTTAGAACTTTTAGAAAACCCTGTAGTCACTACGCCACCTCCAGTAGTCACTGCGCCACCTCCAGTAGTCACTACGCCACCTCCTACAGACTCCGGGGTTGTTTTCAACAATGGAGAACCTGTTGAGACTCCAGTAGTTACTACAGCACCTCCGACTACTACAGCACCTCCTACAAACGAAGGTAAAGAAGAAGGTACAGGAGAAGGTACTGGAGAAGGTACAGGAGAAGGTACTGGAGAAGGTACAGGAGAAGGTACAGGAGAAGGTACTGGAGAAGGTACAGGAGAAGGTACTGGAGAAGGTACTGGAGAAGGTACAGGAGAAGGTACAGGAGAAGGTACTGGAGAAGGTACAGGAGAAGGTACTGGAGAAGGTACTGGAGAAGGTACTGGAGAAGGTACTGGAGAAGGTACCGGAGATGGTGATGGTGATGGTGAAGGTACCGGAGATGGTGATGGTGAAGGAGATGGTGATGGAGATGGTGAAGGCACAGGAATGATGGCTCCTTCTGGCGGTGGTGGCTTTGGCGGCTTGAGACCAAGTCAAGGATACATGGGTGGTATTAACTACCAGTTGCCGCAGTTTGTAGGAGTACAGTACCAACCTAAAAATTATAATGTTGAGTTGGACCGTATTATCAACGAAAGTTTGTTTAAAGGAATGATTTAATGACTTACAAAGACTTAGTCAATAACGTGCTTAGGAGACTCAGGGAGATAGAAGTAACCTCTGTGCAAACTAATTCCTACAGCAAACTCATAGGTGACCTTGTGAATGACGCAAAGGACCTTGTGGAGAACTCATGGGACTGGTCTGCACTTAGGACTACCCTTACGATTACTACTACGGCTGACGTATTCAACTACTCTTTAACTGGTAGCCAGAACAACATCAAGGAACTAAACGTGTTGAACGACACGTCTAACTCTGTGATGCAGTACCAGACCAACAACTGGTTTGACTCACAGTTCCTTTTGTCAGCACCAGAGACAGGGTCACCCCAGTACTACACGTACAACGGTGTTGACTCAGACGGTGACACATTGATTGATGTCTACCCAAAGCCTGACGGAGTTTACTCCTTACGCTTTAACTGTGCGTTACGTAACCCTGACTTGAGTGCTGACACAGACACACTTAAGATACCAGCGATGCCAGTGGTACACCTTGCGGTAGCTCTTGCTTCCCGTGAACGTGGTGAGACTGGTGGTACTGCTACTCAGGAATACTTTGCTATGGCTAACAAGTACCTGTCAGATGCTATTGCACAGGACGCTGGTAGACACCCAGAAGAAACTATCTTCTATACGCCTTAAGGTAATTATATGGCACAAGAACTCAAAAGTATTAATCTTGTAGCTCCGGGCTTCAAGGGTATTAACACTGAGGACTCACCACTGTCTCAGGACCCTTCCTTTGCTGAAACTGCTGACAACGCAGTAATTGACAAAAGAGGTCGTATAGCAGCACGTAAGGGCCACAGCGTTACGACGACTAATAAGACGCAGCTAGGTAGTGACTTCCTGAGTGCTATAAAAGAGTTCAGAGACGACGCAGGTAACACTAAGGTCTTCTCTGTAGGTAACAACAAGATACTCAGTGGTACAACCACGTTGGCAGATGAGACTCCCGGCAGCTACACAATCAGTGCTGACGACTGGAAGATGGTCAACTTTAATGACAGCATCTACTTCTTTCAACGAGCACATGAACCTCTTGTGTATGACAACTCAGGTGCTGCTGTTATTAAACTTAGTACAGTCTCAGGAGCATCAGGTCTTGTTTCAGCGATGTACGGCAATGAAGTCTTAGCAGCCTACGGTAGACTCTGGACTGCTGACTTCGCTACAGACAAATCAACTATTTATTGGTCTGACCTTTTGACAGGACATAAGTGGTCCGGTGGTTCCTCTGGCTCCATTGACATAGCTAAAGTATGGCCTGACGGTTATGACGAAATTGTTGCACTAGCTGCACATAACAATCTTCTGATTATCTTTGGTAAGCGTAGTATCGTAGTTTACTCAGGTGCTGATGACCCTGCTAATATGACTTTGTCCGACACTGTTTCCGGCATTGGCTGCGTAGGTAGAGACACGGTACAGTACACTGGTTCAGACGTAATCTTTCTTTCCCAGACTGGCTTAAAAAGCTTCGGAAGAACGATACAAGAAAAATCTATGCCAATAAGTAGTTTGTCCGGTACAATTACCACGGACATCGTACAGCTAATTAATGAAGCAAATGAAGTTTACAAGTCTGTGTATTACCCAGAAGCAAACTTCTACTTACTCACTTTTACAAACCAAAACATGACTTATTGTTTTGACATTAGAGGCACTCTGGAAAACGGGTCATACAGAGTTACACGCTGGCCTGGAACTAGTTTTACTTGCTATGAACGCAAGGACAATGGAGACTTGCTCGTAGGTAGCGCACAGGGCATAGGGCAGTACACAGGCTTTCAGGACAACGGTAGTTCCTACAGCTTCAAGTACTTCAGCCCTGAGTTATCCTTTGGTGACCCCTCTAAACTCAAGTTCCTCAAGAAGATTAGACCGACGGTAGTAGGTGGTAGTGGTCTTGATGTACTACTAAAGTGGGACTACGACTTTGGTTCTTCCTACAACACAAGCGTCATTACGCTGAGGGACCAAGCAAAAGCAGAGTTTGGTTTAGACGAATACACCGTGGGTCAGTATTCAGACGGTATCCTGACATCTAAAGACGCTGTAAACACTAACGGCAGTGGAGGAACATTGAGCATTGGTATGGAAACAAGTATCAACGGCAACGAACTGTCAATCCAAGAAATCAATGTACTTGCACTAGTAGGTAAAACAATATGAGTAATTATACTAAAGTAACGGACTTTGCTGCAAAGGATACTTTGTCTGCAGGTGACCCTAACAAGGTTGTCAAAGGCACTGAGTTTGAAACTGAGTTTGACAACATTGCAACTGCAGTAGCAACAAAAGCAGACACTGCTGGACCTACGTTCACAGGCACTGTAACAATACCTGCGCTGACCTTTACAGGTACTCTAGCTACAGGGACTATTAACGGAGGAACGTACTAATGGCTGCTTTTAATCTTGGGGAGTTTTTAACGGGTTTATTAGGAGGAGGAGCGGACGCAGAAGGGGTAAACTCTGCCTTTAATAGAGCTGCTTCTTTAGGCTTAGGTGCTACGGGTTTAGCTTTTGCTAAAGATGCCTATGACGACATAGGGAAGCTTGGTCGTGAGGCTTATGAAGGTCTATCAGGAGAAGAAGGGTTAGCCCAAGAACTCCGTGGTATGTTGGAGTTTCAGCCTTACACTGTGACTTCTTCTACTGGTGGTCAGTTTGGTATGATGCAGGACCCTGCTACGGGTCAGATGTCTTACCAACTAGCTGCTTCTCCTGAAGAACAAGCTTATCAACAGGCTTTGTTTGGTGGAGCAGGACAACTAGCTCAACAGGCAGCCTCTCCTTATGACCCTAGGTACGAAGAACTAGCTAATCAAGCTTATGGTGGTGTTGGCGCTTTAATGACCAACGCTCAACAGGCAGCTATAGATGCCGGGACAATGGACAGGGCAGCTAGAGAGGAACAAGTCTACGGTCAGCTTAGGTCTCTACAGTCCCCTGAAGAAGAACGACAGCGTCTAGCTTTAGAACAACGTATGGCGGCGCAGGGACGCACAGGTGTACGTACAGCACAGTTTGGTGGAACTCCTGAACAACTTGCGATGGCTAAGGCACAATCAGAAGCTCAGAATCAAGCGTCGCTTATGGCTATGCAGCAGTCAGGTGCTGAACAAAAGCAGGCTCTTGAGAGAGCAGCTAATTTACAAGGGCTTGCTTCCGGTATGTTTGGCATGGGTACACAGGCTAGAGCAACTCCTAGAGAACTACAAAGAGCAGACTTGGCTAACATGGCTGGAATGATGTCCGCTGGTTACGTACCACAGGCACAGTTGCTTAATGCGTTGCAACCCGGAATGGCTGCTTCAGAACGTCGAAGACAAGCTATGTCGGAACAAGCAGGAGCCTACGGTCAGACCTATGCTTCAGGCTTAGAAGCACTGCTACAGTCTGGTTTAGGACAAGCTAGTTTAGCTGGTGGCTTTGGTAGTAGCCTTGCGAATACAGCACTTGGTGGCTTGTTTAGTAAATAAGGAGAACATGTAATGGCTCAATTTTCACAAGGATTTCTGTCTAGCTTAGGCAGACCAGAGATGTCACAAAGCTTGTTTGGCTTAGGTGCTGCCATTGGTGGTGTTCCGGGGCAGATGAAGCAGAGGAAGAAGGAACAAGCGTTTAACCAGTTGATGCAACAAGCGCAGCAAGCAATGGCTTCTGGAGACGCTGCTGCTTTGTCTAATATTAGTCAACAGTTGGCTGCTTCCGGCTACCAGAGAGAATCACAGCAGTTGTCTCAGGCTTCCAGAGAGGCTTCGCAGAAAGCCCAGAGAGTTTCAGCAGGTCAGCAGTTATTAAGCGGTGTTCCTTCAACAATGAGAAAAGGAGCAGAAACATTTGCCCAACAAGGTCTCGTTGAACAAGCCTTAGAAGCACAGGGTTTGGCTCAAGCTAGGCAAATAGAAAAAGGGAAACAAGCTTTAGCAACTTTCGCGTCTGCTAGAGGCATGCAGATGAGTGACCCAAAAGCTCGTGAAGGTTTTTTTAGGATTGCTAAAACCTATGAAGTTCCTCTTGACCAAGCTTATGCAATATATGAAAACTTTACTACTGGTGGCAGAGGTAAGACAACTAGAGGTGCTGAAACAACTGTCAGAGATGAGTCTGGAAACTTGTTTACGCGTACCGTTGAATATAATGAACAAGGCAAGCCCAAAGTAGTTCTCACTCCTTATAAGGAAGGTTCTACTCTTGTCTCACCAACAACCGGAGGAGGTTTTTTCGACAAACCGGGGAACGTAGGCGAAACAGAGTTTAGAAAATCACAAGTAGAAGCTACTATTCAACTTCCTGCTTTACGACGGTCTGCAAAAAACATAAGAGAATCTATTGATTTACTAGAGTCTGGAGACGTTAAAACAGGTGGTTTTGTCCGAAGAATGTCTAGAGGTTTGACTAATTTCTTAGGTAAAACACCTAAAGACATTGGCGAGTTCGAGGCTCGACTTGGAGACATTGTTTTAGCCCGTTTAAAGGCATTTACGGGAGCTATTGCTAACGCAGAGCGTGAGTTCTTAATTGAACAAATAGGAAGTTACCAAGCTAGTGGTGAGAGTAACTTAGGTAGATTGAAATTCTTGTTAGAACAGGCAGAAGACTTGATTCAAGACGGTATAACATTAGGAACTGCTAAGGACTTTTCCTCGTACCAACAGTCTTTAATGCAGCCAGACCTTAATTTTATTCCTAAAGCAGAAAGACAAGAAGCTATGGAGGCTTTCCAGAGAGGCGAAGTAACTGTCCAAGAGTTGAGAGGTATGTACTAAATGGCTACTTTTGAAGAACGACTAGCGTTGTACAGAGAGAAGCAGCAGGAAGAAGAAGAAACTAGCACTCTCTCTACTTTTCAACAAAGACTTCAACAACACAGGGCACTGAACCCATCTCTTGGTGAGCCTGAAACAGAAGAACCTGTAGGTCCTACATGGCTCCAAAAAAACTTGGACCTTCCTGCAGGAGTAGCTGGTGGTTTAGCTGGCGCTGGCGCTGGTTTTATGGTTGGAGGACCTCCCGGCGCTGTTGTTGGTGGGATTGCTGGAGGTGCCCTTGGAACAGGAGCAGGAACCTTAGTTTCTGAAACTCAGTTCAAAGGAGCTGAAGATATCGATGCTTATTCCAAAGCCGTTGAGAACGCTTTGTGGTCTATGGGTTTTGATATAGCTACTTTAGGCATAGCTTCTAAAGTAAAACCTGTGTACTACGCTGCTAAACACAAGTTAGGTTTTAGTGCTGAACAAACCGCTAAAGAAATTGTAGAGGGCGCTTATGGTGCTGGTAGTAAAGAGTCTCTTCGAGCTTCTCAGGCTATCCTAAACGAAGGTGGAGCTACTTTACTACCTTCTCAAGTCCGTGGTAAAGGCTTAGACGACTTTAGAGAACGTGTGGCTTCTGCTGGTTTAATCTCCAGACAGACTATGGAAGATAACTTGAAGGCTGTGAACGATGTTGTACAGTCTGAGTTGACTACTTTAATCAACAAGAACGCTCCGGGCATGGAGGCAGACCCTTACGCAATGGGAGAAGCTTTTCATACTCTAATTAGAGCAGGAGAAGACGCAGTACAGCAAACATACGTTAAAGGTCTTGATGAAATAAAAGGACAACTTGGTACAGCTATTGGACAAAGGGTCAACGCCTCTGAAATACTAGCTCCTCTTAATAAGTACATAAGAAATAAAAAGGGTGAGGCAGTAGACGAGTTAACTCCTGAGTCTATCTCGTTTATCAATGAACAACTACTACGGCTTAAAAACTTACCCGCCGGGACTTTCCCTGTAAACGAGCTAATCACTTTAGACAAGTCTTTTACTCAACGAGTTACGGCTAAGTTTGGTCCCGAAGGTGCTGAAAGAAACGCTGTTGTTCAAGCAGAGTTGTCCAACGTTGCTTCGGAAATGCGTAACGCAATATACAACGCTATGAAAACAGCTAATCCAGACGCAGCAGAGGCTTATAAAGCACTGAAGGGTTCTTATGGTGAAGGGATAAACGCCCTGTTCCCTAAGATTAACAAGACGTTTATACGCGCCGCTAATCAAGGAAGCTACTTAGGTTTAGGGAATCTGGCTGCTAAAGCTACTAACTTAAATCAAATAGAAGCTCTAAGAGGCAGTCTTAAGAAAGCTTATCTAGAGGCTTCTAAGGATTCTAAAGTTGCTTTACCTTTTGAGTCAGTAGCAGAGGTAGACGAGTTGTTCAAAAGAGGTTTCTTGTCTTCAAGGATTTCTTCTGTTTTTAACGAGAAGTTTTTAATCACTGACCTGAAGTCTTTAGCTAACAAGATGGAAATACCCGCAGAAAGTAAGAAGTACAAGTACATTCTAGGGAAGGACTATCCTCGTTTTAAACAAGCCATGAACATTGTTTTAGAAGCCTCTGACTCAGCCTCTGGAGACTTTGGTGTTCTTATGTTACGTAGTGCAGAAGCAGGCGGCATACGAGGTATCGCAGGTCAGCTTGCTTCAGCAGCCACTGCAGGAGGAGCAGCTGCGGCAGGTTTTGTGTCTGCTGCCCCTGTTTTGCTGGGTGGTGCAGCAGCTTTGTTCATACCCCACGTGTTTTCTAAGATTGTCACTAATCCGTCCTATGTGAACAGGTTGATTGCACTGAATGGTAAAAATGTTGGTGGTGTAGAAGCAGCTTCGGTTGCAGCACAGCTACTAGTTGCTGATGTTTTTTACTCGATGGCAGACGAAGAAAAGAACGAAATGATTAATTACTTGTCCGAAGTAGCAAAACAAGGAATGGAATAGTATGGCTTTATTTCAAGACATAAAAAGAAACTTTCAAACTGCTGTCGAAAGGCAAGAACAAGAAGGACAGATGTACGACAGAGGAGAAATAAATCCTCTTCAGTATGGTCTAAGAACTGCTGGTAATACTGTTGACGCTACTTTGGGAAACGTCGTGGGCACAGCTACTGACTACTTGATTCCTGACGGAGTTGAGAAAGCCGTCGGCAACACGATTATGAACATGCCTAGTGAGTTTCTCCAAGACCACATAAAGATGGGCAATTGGCTCGCCCAACGTTACCCAGAACAAGCAAGAGATGCGTCTGCTGGTGTATCTGTAGCCGAAGCTATTCCTTTTGTAAAAGGTATTACAACAGCAGCAAAAGCAGGGAGACGTGTAGACGAACTTACTGGAGCAGACTCTGGGAAAGGGATGTTACTTGGTTCTGCCAATAATGTAATTCCGGGCTACTACGGCCCTGATAAAGTAGCCTCAGTTGCAGCTTGGGTCCCTAACCAAATAGTAGGAACTGTGAGAGACATGGCTTCTCCTTCTTCTAGGGCTAAATACAGAGAACAAGGAGTAACTACTTCTTCTCAACAAATAATGAAAAGAGCTAGGGAAGGAGCGAGTAGTAAACTTGAGACGTTAATCTATAATTTACCCTTTTTCAAATCGTTGAAAGCAGGTAAAAACATAGAAAAAGGGACTGCAAGAGCGGTAGCTCAGGGTCAGTACTTAGGAAGAATACACGAGCAGGCTGGTAGAGTAGGCAGGAGGCTAGCAGGTTTAGAAGAGGTAATGAGAAGGTCTGACGTTGCGGAAGTAGTGGACTATTACCCCGGAGCTTATGCTGATTCAGTTAGAAATAATAGACTGAAGCCTTACCCAAAAGACTCAGCAGGTCAGAGAAAGAAGATGCCTCTTAAAATGTCTAATGAAGATTTAGACTTCATTGAAGACCATTTTAGCACAGTGTGGACAGAGCCTTCGCAGAAAATGGGAGGAGGCCCAGAAGTTTCTTTTAAGGACGCAGAAACCCCAATACTGGCTATTAAAAACCCCGGTGATGGTGGTTCTACTACCGGAAGACATCACATGGATGTGTTACACCACGCTCCTTTTGTTAGCAAAGCAAAGAAGATTTTTGAAGGCAGAAACAATGTTTCTCCTGATGAATTGTTTTCTCTGTTAAACGCGGAAGCAGCAGTATCACAAGGTTTAAAAGAAGATAGGTTAAAGTTTTCTGTCAAAGGACAAGCAGCAGATGGAGGAGTCTGGATAACTGGGTCTCGTCCGGGTTCTGCCATAACGGAAGGTGGTATTAACTACCTAGTCAAAGTAACAACAGACGGTAAACTAATAGGCGTTATGTCAGACGAGCATAACTTGTTTGAAGGAATAGCAGGTAAGATACAGGAGAAAACCAGAGGACTGGTTCCTACACTTAGGGTAATGAAACACCTTATTCCCAACAGGTTGATTGCGGTTACTCCTCCTATGGTCAAAGACCTTAAAGGCGGGAAGTACGACCACCCTGTGGGTAAAAGTGACGGCAGAGGTTATGGAGAAGTAGTGGACGAGATTATAGACTTCAAGCCTAGCGACGCAGTACTAAAAGCGGAACAACAAAGACAGCGAGGTATGTTAACCACCGCTGCCTCTGCCGCTATAATGGGACAAACACAAGGAGAGGAAGGGCGCTAGGCCCTAACTCTAGATTTCACAACTGTTACCAACACAGGCCAACTGTTGTGACCCTTCAGTCATGTCTGTTTCCTCAACGATGTCCCACTCGATAATCTTAGGAAACTCCTTGACTAGCTGTTGGTACGTCTTTGAGTCCACAGGTTCATAGGGTGCCTGCTGGTACGTATGTTCTGAGTAAGGTAGAAAGCTAATGCCACTAACCTTGTCGAACTTATTGTACAGCCACTGCCCTACCTCCAGGAATTCATCGTCTCTGTAGTAGCAAGTCATGGAAGGCTTGTGTTCACACCAGTAGTCCTGATATATCTCCCACAGACACAACTGCTCCATAGCTCCCATATCAGTCGCTACTACAGCCTGCTTAGGAGACTTGATGGGGAACGAGAAGACCTTAGTAGTAGGAGAAGTAACGTCCATCTCCACAGGGACTCCTGCAGCCTCTAGGACAGCACAGAGTGGGTCTCGTGCATCTGCCCTTACTCTTCGTATGTACTGCTCCGCGTATCTAGGATGGATGCCTGATGCGCTATCCACCAACTGAGACACAGTACCGGAAGGCTTAACAGCAGTAATGGCAGTGCTAGTATTGATGCCAAGACGTTTAGCCCAAGTACGGTTAGTCTTAATAGCTTCCTCTTTAAGCTCCGTGAGCCACTGCTTAAGTTCTTCACGACTCTTCCTCCCTGACATAACTGGATGGTCCATGATGCCAGTGAGTGACACTCCTAGCAACGCCTCTTCCTGCGTATTGTCCTTCCATATCTTACGCAAGTACCTGAAGTCAGTCAGGGTAGCCTGTAGCGTCCCTAGGACAGCAGCAGACCTAACCTTGATACGTAGGGTGTCCAGTGTGTCCTCAGCCCTCACGACTACCTCAGACAAGTTACAGAACTGGTAGGGTCTGAGTATAATCTCTGAGCATGGGTTTGTACCAAAGTCAAAGCTTGCGTCTCTACGTCCGTTCTTCTCTGCCTGACGCTGACTAGCGACACGACTAAAGACACCTCTCTCGCCCGACCGTGACTCATACAGAGACTTCCACTCGTTCAGGAAAGCTTCAAAGTCAGGCTTCTCTGTGTAACAAGCTGAGTTATTAGCCAAGCCACGCTGAGGATTATCTACCCACCACTGCCCTGATTTAGCTCGTCGTATTCTGTCGTCGGTAAGATTACTGAGACTGATGAGGGCGCTGCGTCTGACTCCCCCAACGACAACGACTTGTGCAATCTTACAACAGAGGTCGTGACATTCGACGGAACTGAGTCGTCGTCCAGCAGATGCTCGAAAGACTTCCACGGTGAATTGGAAGAGGTCAACAAGAGGCTCTGGACCAGACGCTCTACCTCCGAAGGTCTTAAGGGCTGACCCTGCAGGTCTAACTCCAGAAACGTCCCACTTGGGTACTTGACCACTAAAGAGCATCGCGATAAGTTCCCGGTAAGATTTAGCCCATCCAATTTTGCTGTCAGCGACGTGTATAACTGTATCTGTGTCATGGAATTTCTCTGCAACCTCTGGTAGTTTAGTGATGTACTGGCGTTCCACACTGAAGCCAACTCCTGTGCCACACATGAGGACGTACATCATCTCATCGAAAGCTTTAGGGTGGTCTATAGGTAGGTAGGAGCAGTTAAACCCAGCGACATTGTCCCTAGCCAGAGCCTCACCTGCAGTCATCAGTGCCCTCATGCTGGGCATTACGTCTAAATCATGCACAGGGTCAAAGAGTTCCTTAGCTTCCTTCTTGGACAACTTCTCCTTACTGACCCAGAAGTCCAAATAACGGTTCACAGTTTCTTCCCACGTCTCCCTACGCTGTTCTTCAGGCAGGTAACGGGCGTACCTTGATTTATGTATGTATTCTTGATATGCGTCCATTATAGTTCGTATTCTCCTCCGGTTATTAGTGACATCTTCAGTTGGTCCAACAGGAAGTAAAGCCCTGTTGTGTCCATGTTCGTAGAGACAAGGATGAAGTCCTCTGACTTAACAACACAGAAAGCCTCGTCGTAGCTTTCCAAGTCTTCCTTAGCGACGATAGCGTCAAACACCATAGGCACAGTGAGTTCGTCTGTTTTGTTCTTCTGGTCGAAACCTCCTTCAATCACTTTCATTCTACAGCCTCCTGTTCCTCGACCATCTTGTTCAAGTACCACTGTGCTTTCTTCAGGTCCTGTAGACCATTCTTGAAACGCCAGCGGTGCAGATACTTCAGGACATTGCCCTCGCAGTAGTCAACAATGCCGTCACCCAGTTGCTGCTTAATGTAGTCAATGGCCTCCATGCCTCCCTGATTGTAGTGAGGTGGTCTATGAACCAGAGCGTCCCACTCTTTTTCCGTTGCTAAATCAATACTCATCTTCGTTCTCCTCTTCATCCTCTAGCTCTTCCGCGAATACCTCTAGTTTGTTTATCAGCTTGTCTTCAAACCTGTCCAGAAGCTCTTCGGAAGTTATCTCTAGTGCTTCCAGAAAGTCTTCAGGGTCGTAGTTGCGAAGTAGAAGTTCCTTAATTTCCTCCATTGTTAGAGACATCGTCCATCAACTCCTGTAGCGTATCTAATGTGTACCATTCAAGACCTTGTTTCTCACACCATTGAGACATAGTAATCTTACCTCCCTTCCTTACTTTTTTATTAGGATTCATAAGAACAAACACAAGGCTCTGGTAGTCCTCAAGACTGTCTCTGATGCTAGTGTACTTCTTAGTGTCTCCTTCCCTAAAGAAACCTTTGCACTCAACCAACGTGTTGCTGGGGACGTGTACAAAGTCCGGTGTGTAGTTCCTGTGTGTTGTGTAAGGTACTGTGTAGGGTTCGTACTCAAAACCCTTCAGTACTTCCGCTGTGTGTTCCTCAAAAACACTACGAAACTTCGATTTCTTGTACCTTCGGTTCATTGAATACCTCTGTTAAATAACGTGGACCTGCTGAATACGCGAACCCTCTTAAGGAAGGCCAACATTCCTTTTTGTATGAGCAGTAGGAGCATCCTATAGCGAGTTTCTGGTTGCCACTCTTGCCATCTGCGATAGTTTCGTAGCATACCTCTGGTGGCTCCTCCTGCTCTACCATCTTTTTTATCTGGTTGATTCTTTCTCCTATGTCATAAGAGATAAGGTCGTACACAGGTGCCTGCGTGTCCTCAGAGTCATACAGTAGATAAGTCAGATGACCATTCTGTTTGTCCATTGCCAGCCAGCCAAACTTAGTTTCACCTTCTGAGTGAGCGTAGCCTTTAATCTGTCCTATGTACCCAAAAGGGTCGTCGTAGGCAAGTGTCCCTTCCTTGAACTTCTTGAAGCCGTAGGTGGAAGTAGACTTCACGTCAGTCACAACCCCGTCTATCCTGCAGTCCATAGAACCTTTGATGCCGTTGACCTCACACTTCTTCTGCTCATCTGTCACTTGGTGACCAGCAGCTCTTGTGAGGAACAGTAGCAGTTCTTCAATCAGATGCCCATAGAGAAACTTGACGTAGGTATTGGGAGTCAAGTCTTCGCCTTTGTCAACGTCGTTGTACACATTCCATAGGAAACGTTCTTCACGTCCTATGTTGGACATACGTAGTTTACGTGAGTCGTCCCTGACCTCTGTAAACTCCTTACGCATGAGGTCCTTGACGTTCTCACCAAACTGCTCAATGCAGCTCTCGATGTCTACTCCTTCTGCTACGTCTTTAGACTCCACAAGTTTGTAGATGTCACTCACTAAGTTGTAAGTATTTTTCATTTGTACTCTTCCGCTGTACTAGAGACGACAACTCTGGCCTGCTCCGGTGTGCATTTGAACCACTCGCCCTTACGTTCATAGGACTTCTGTAGCTCTGTGTGTGCCTGTGATTCTGCCTTCCGACGATTGTTCACGTCATACTTATATTGTAACACATAGTCCCTAAAGGGGGAAGAAGTTTGGTAGCTATTCAAGCGGTCCTCAGCGTCTATAGCCATGCCTATCTTGACCCAGTCAGGGAAGTTAGGATTAGTTATAGCGTACACCTGACCCTCGACACTGCTGTCGTACTTCTCTAGGCTGCTGAAGGCTGCTTGTTCAAAGTTCTTGTAGCGTCCGGGTTTGTGCAAAGGGTGTGTCTTAGGTACGTGCTTATTATTAACATACATCCTAAGCTTGTTTTCTTTGCGTTTAGTTTCAGGGTCACGGTCTTTGTACTTCCCGTTTTCTTTAGTATAAATCATATTGCTTCTCCTTAGTGGGTCTCAGCCCATGTTGTGCCTACTTTGTATTCACCGTCCAAAGGGCATCTCAAGTTAAACTCAATACCTGCAGCCTTGAGACACTCTACTGCTAACCAACCAAACTTCTCTGCGTCTTTCTCTGCAACTTCTGTCTGAACTTCATCATGGATATTGCCTATAATCTTGTAGTCCAAGTCCCAGCGAGTTGCGTAGTCGTCCAGTATCACCAGAGCTTTCTTCATCACGATTGCTCCTGCTGCTTGTAACAACGTGTTCAACGCTGAGTGTTCCGACCTAACTAGGAGTCTCCTTCCGTCGAGTCCTGTGAGGTAACCTCTTGCTGCCGCATTTGAAACTCTGTCCTTAAGAGCTGCGAATGCTGGTAGATTACTGAGGAAAGATTCTCTAAGGTTTTTGCCTGTTCTTCTACCTCCTCCAGCCACTGTTCCAAGTTTAGCATCTCCTGCGCCGTATAGTAGGGCATAGATAAAAGTCTTTGCCTGATTTCTTGATTCAAGTCCTGCAAGTTTCTGATTAGCCGTGTGTACGTCTCCGTTGATAATCTCATTGGTATAGTCCTCGTCCTTCATGTAGTGAGCCAACATACGCAACTCAAGACCACTGGCATCAAAACCTACTAGCTTCTTACCTTCAGGCACAGTCCAACAGGAACGACACTCGTGTCCATACGGGCTGTGGCTTGCAGGTACTTGAGCCATGTTGGGTGACTGATGCGTCATGCGTCCTGTGACTGCACCGTTGCTGATAACACGTCCATGTACCCTACCGTCTTCCTTCACATGCTGTAGCCATGAGTTGACCTGTGCGTATCTTTTTTGTAGCATCAAGTACTCACTGACGACCTTTGCTTCCGGTAGATTGATGGTGTCAAGAACTGCTTCATCGACTATTGGGTTACCCTTCTCCGTGACTTTGTCAAAGCGTACCCCAAGTCCCGCAAGTCTCTTCGCAATCTGCTGCCTAGAACCCACATTAAAGACTTCAACCTTGTCCTTAAGTTTCTTCCCTGTCTTCTCTGACCATCTTTCATGGACAATGGGTGGGAACTTCTTCTGCAACTCTTCTTCAATGTCATTCATTCTCTCCTTAAATGTGGAACACAGGTCTCTAGCCAAAGACTGGTCCAGAACCCAACCGTTTTCCTCTTGCTGCTGCACTGCTACTTGCACTTTATGCTCTAGCTCAATGCTGACAGGTGAGAAACAAGCCATCTCCTGTACCAACTTCTGGTGTACTGCTTCTGTTACGTTCACGTCCTGTATGCAGTAGTCAATCATCTCCTGTGACAACTGAGACCAGTCACTGTGGTCACCTTTTGGGAAGCCTAAGTCATTGCCCCAGTTTCTGAGGGAGTGTCCACCTGACTTACTTGGCTCACACAGACGTGATAAAACCAAAGTGTCTAGGACCCTCCCTGGAGCCACTGTGATGCCCCAGAGACGTTCTAGGACAGGGACATCGTAACCTATTAGGTTGTGACCAACGACGCTCTGAGAGCCTCTGAGGGCTTCTGAGAGGCTTTCTGGGTCCTTGTGTACCAGAGTTACGTCATTCTCCTTGGTAACAACGCACCAGATGGTGTCGGGAGTCAGGCCATTGGCTTCTAGGTCGAGATAAATCAAAAGTCATCTCCTACATGTGGGTTAGCGACTTCACTTAACCTACCTGTTGTGCGGTCATAAGCAAGGAAACAAGCAGGACCAGTTTCACCAGTGTAACGGTTCTTAAGCACCCTGACAGTCGTGGTGTTCCTGATTTCTTCGTTTTCATGCTGCTGGTCTCGTTCCATACCTATGACAATGTCCGACAACTGTGCTATTGCCTGTGACCCTCTGAGTTCACCCAAGGATATCTGGGCACCGTCTTCATGGGCTTTACCCTGTGACCGACGTAGGTGTGACACGAGGAACAAGCAGATGCCTGTCTCAGCCACGAGTGCCCTGAGCTTAGTCATGATTTCATCAATGGCTTTACGCTCGTCACCGTTTTCCTGACTTGACACAACGATACTGAGGTGGTCTAGGATTACGAACTTGCAGTCCAGAGCCTTCGCCATGTAACGTACACGTGCTAGCAGGTTGTCCGCAGAAGTAGAACCCCAGTGGTCGAACAGGTAGTAACGTCCAGTGCCCAGTGTTGACTCCCAGAAGGGTCTCAGGTCTTCGACTGAGGTGTCTTCCTCTAGGTGCAGAGGTCTGTTCGCGGCCACTGACATGATGCCCAGTGTAGTACGCGAGAGGTCCTCTTCCAGAGCTAGGACACCAATGTTACCGTCGCAACGCTTGAGTAAGTCGTATTCAATCTCACGTATGAACTGAGACTTACCCATGCCGGAACCACTGGTGATGGTCACGAGTTCGTAGGGTCTGTGTCCTCTGGTGATGGTGTTGAGTCCGTCCCAAGGGTAGGGCACTGACTTAACGTTCCTCTTCTCAACCAAGTTTTCCCAAGTGTCAGTACCTGCGACGATACCGTCAGGTCTGTACGTCTTGGCGTTCCACCATGCTTGCGTAAAGTCCTTGACTCTGTTAGCCACAAGCATGTCACTAGCGTCCTTCACGGGTAGCTTAACGATTTTGAGCTTGTTTGGGCTGAAGAGGTCCTTGACTGCGTCTACTGCTGCTTCTCCTGCTTTGTCGTTGTCGAAGCACAGGACCACAGTACCGTAGGACTCAAGCCACTCTAGCTGCTGCTTGACTTCCTTTGCTGCACTGGAAGCACCGGAGCGTAGGGACACTACGTCCCACTGTTTACCTGACATCTCGTAGACGGCCATTGCGTCTAGCTCCCCTTCACAAAGGGTGATGTACTTATTTGTTTTGCACTGGTGTTGTCCAAAGAATCCAACTCCGGTTGTGTCACCGCTCGTGTGGAAGTTCTTTGTCTTCACCTCGCGTACTTTTGCAGACGCAACTTCATTTGTGCTGAGGTTGTAGTAAGGGTAGTGGTGTCTGATGATTTCACCCGTAGTCGAGTACTCCACAGTGACACCGTAGCGTTGACAAGTTCCCTGCGACAGTCTCCTCTGGGGTATCGCTGCCACTACACCACCCATGCTCAGACGGCTAGGCTTTGTTGTTGCTTCTATTGTTAGTTCCATGTCGTCGCCGCCGTGTTTATGATAGTTACAACTGGCGCTGAAGCAGTGTGCCCCAGCGTCGTCGTAGATGGCTAGGGAGTCCGAAGAACCACACTTCGGACAACCCTCATGTCTAATGAATTTAGCCATTGCCCTAGAAGTCCGAAGGGTCACCTTCAGTCATCTCTGCTTCCTCAAGCACCTTCACGGCTTCGAGGTAAGTAGCGACTCCATGTACAGGATGTTCCTGCCCTAGCTTGAACTTCAGGCGCACCTTAGAGTTGTAAGGGACTTCGCCGTTGTAGCGGTTGCCTTCGATGTCAAAGCGTTTGATGTCGTACTTAGACTTGAACTTCCTTTGCTTTGCGCCTAGGTAGTCCTTAATCTTCACACCCTGTGCTGCCAGTGTTGAAGCATCGTCTTCAGACAAAGTGATGGTCATTGAGAAGGCTCCAGTGTCCTGCCCGTTGTACACATCATGCTCAGTCAGTTTGCTAAAGTTTACAATGCCTTCGATAGTGGTGGCTGCTGCTGCCATAGGAATAATCTCCGTTGTTTGCGTTTGTTTTGACTAGTGTTTAAACCTTTTTCTCACTCGCCATACTAATAGTATACCACAGTTTTCTTTGCCTTGTCACCTCCTTTTTAGTAAACAGGAGCAGTGGTCTGTATATACTGCCGCCCCTTGTAGTAACTTCTGTAGTAACTACAGTAGTAACTACAGTTGTAACTACAGAAGTACTACTACTGTTTACTTCTTTAGTTTACTTCTTAAGTAGTAACCTAAGTAATACCTTAGTAGAGGGTATCATAATCTGTGTCCGGTGTCAAGAGGGTTCCTTTGATTTCTTCAAAGAAATTATCATCTTCTAGCTCACAAGCATGAACACTGCTCAAGCAGGTGCCGCAGAGGTCGTAGAATTCACCTCTAGCGTCCTTCCGTGTTAGTTCGTATTCTTCCAAAAGTTTGTTACAGGCTTTACAACGCATCTTTGTTTCTCCTCATGTTTTTTCTGTTTTTCAACATAGCTTTCCTGTCTTTCTCGTTTGGTAGACCAGCGTATGGGTCTGCTGCTAGTGCAATAATCCAAGAAAGTAGTATCAGGAATATGAATAGTCCTAGTGGTATCGAAAGTATTACCATTATGTGGTCAAAAACTGACTCCATTGTTAAATCTCCGTGTATTCAGGTGTGCCTTCGTTTGAGTAGGTGTAGTAGAACCTATCCTTGTGTAACTTGTACAGCTCTGTTGGTGCCATTCGTTTGTATTTGTCCCTCAAGAGGTCCTTGAGTACAAGCTGTACATCAGAGAAGCGGAGGCTGTACATCTCGTCCAGTGCTAGACTGTCAACCATACGTTCTACTGCTTTACTGCTAATTACTCCTTCCTCTGGACTAGTGATGTCTATGTATTCTGTGTCAACCATTGTTTACTCCTGCTGTGTTAGACATGCCCAAGAATAACTTATTTCGTCAGTGTTTGCAACTAGTTGATCAATCTTTTGCGCCATCAATTGACATTCTAGTTGTGCGTCTCCTGAAATCCTTTGTTTTACCACTCGTGCAAATGCTGCCAGAGAACCAGTCCAGTACCACTCAGTCATCATCGATTGAGGTAGAACCATGCGTGCCTGCTCTGGCGCTACTCCAGACGCAACCATGTTCTGATAGAGCGTCTCTGCGTGTTGCATAAGGTCCCAGTACCCCACGTCCCAATGTTCACCCCGTGCACCTGTAAATGTTTCTAAAGATGAACCTTGTTTCTTGTCCTGTGCTTTCAGTCGCCATCCTTCAGGCTCGTGGAACTCAGGTCTAAGGTCCACATAGCGCCTAGAGACCTCATTCCACACTAGACCTACCTGATGCTTCACTAGTTGCCTAGCGACGAACACAGGAGCTTTGATTCTAAACTGCAGTTGCACATGAGCAAATGGAGTCCAGTGATTGTGCCTTGCTAAATACTTGATGAGCTTTTTGTCGCGTCCAGAGAACTCCTGTGACTCTGCAGCAAATGATACTCTGGCAGCATTGACAACCGTAAGGTCACTACCCATCACTTCTAACAATTCTACGTTCATATCTCAAACATCCTCCCGTTAATTTCAAAATTCACAACAAAGTAGACTGAAGCAATAGCCCAAAGTATGCACACGCCCCAAAACACATACTGTACGTCCTTGTCTGTCAACTCTCTCTCTACTAGGTCATAGTAGATTGCTTTTATTTCAAATTGTACTCGTTTGATTAGCTTTTTAATCTTGTTCATATGTTGACATGCTCCTCTTTTATCGTGAGTTTAACTACTACTTCGTTATCTGGGTGGTTGCTGTAGGCTTCTATCAGGTTAGCGCGTAGAGTCATTACCTCAGATAATTGTGTGCTGTCGTATTCATAGTCTTTGTACAGAGCGATGTACGCTATTGTCACTCTCTTGTCCTTTGTCGCCACGTTGTCAACCAACTTATAGTCCCAGTAGTAAGCCTCCAGAATAATATCCGCCACTTCTCTCTTCATTATAGCCATTGTGGTGCCTCTCGTTTTGTCCAGTTCATTTGTATCTCACTTCTTCTCACTTTGTAGTACGCACGATATGCTTCCACAGTGTCAAGCCCTCTGCATTCATCGTACATGCACTGAGGTGGTGCTTCAAAGGGCAGCTTTGGCAGGTCTTGTGGTACTACTTTAAGATACCGCAATTTCTCTCGCTGTGTCTTGTGAACCCTGCCGTAGCGATACGTATACTCTGCAAACAGTGCCTGCAGATGGTCTAAGCCCCACTGATACGCAACCTGAGACGATCTCAGCCACTTTGTGCTAGGGTGGTTAGCATGGGTCGTCTTGTAGACAAAAGGCGCTTGTGGAGTCTCTAAGAGCCTGTGAGCAGTACTGAGCATTTGACTCGTCTCAAGTATCATCTTGACTACATGTTTATCACATTGCGACTGTGCTGCTAACTGTGGGTCATCGTGTGTGTAAAATAGATTCATTTGTTTACTCCTGTTTATGATTCATAACTAAAATAGATTCTTTTGTATTCTTCGCCGCCTTCTCTCATGATACTCTCTAGATACTTCCTGTTCTCACTGCCTTTGTCATATGCTCGTGGGTCTTCCGACCTCTCGTAGTACCAGTCGTGTTTATCACATAGTGTCTTAAACTCAATCAGTGTCAATAGTTTGTCCATTTATTCTACTCCTCTACAATCTGGTTTAATATTGTCATAGTCTGGCATGAGTCCGGCGCAAACGTCTAGCCTGTACTGTGCTGCCTGTTTTATGTCATGGTTTAACTCGTCACTGCTTACCCATGCAAAAGCACAGGTTAGTGCAGCGGCGAGGATTATTTTTTGGTAGGTGTTCATACTATGCTGCCTCTATTGCGCTGTAAAAGAATATTGATTGTAGCACTGTATCATCTGATAAACAAGTGGCTTTAGGAAACACACCATCAGCGTCAAGTGCATCGCTCATTCCGTACAGGTCTACTGTATAAACACCATCTGATAGATTGTCTTCTATATGGTCTGCAATAGAGTACCGACCTGATACAAACTTAAGCCAGCCCAGTTCGTCATCTGTTAGGGCGTATTGTTCCCCGTCTTCTAACTGGTAGTGGTAGTTCTCTAGGTCGCTATCCTGTGCCCGTAGGCTTTCGCTTGTATGTGTCATGCTATGCTACCTCTTGAAGTTTGATTAGTTTCAACATTTTCTTGCCATGCGCTGGATATGCTACCACAGAAACTTCCTGATTCCAACAAGCGCGACAAGGGCCGCATTTGCCTTCTCTGGTACTAGATTCACAGACCGTTAGGTTACCATTGCTAGAGTCTAGAGAAGCTATGATTGTGCTTGTGTTGCGTCCTGCTACTGTCTCACCTGTCACACTGTCACTAGAGTAGCGCACTACTACGTTCTGCAGAGCTTCCATTTCAGCGAATACACCATGAAACTTAATAAACTTGTGCATGCGCGTAGGTAACCAGTGTTTTGTCCAAGGTGTGCGTTTCATTACCTGTAGAATCTTACGCGCTAGTTTGATGCTATAGACATCTCCAGAATCAAACCAACGAAAGTATCTGTCATTGTCTAGTTCTGCAACCATATCATCAACCCATGCTTCACGCTTCCAATCTCTCTGATTGTGTTCACGTGGTTGTTTTACGTTAGGAAACCTATAGTTTCCTGTGGTCGCGTAGCATCCTATACAGGCTGGCACTAGTGTGCCGTCTTTGCCCACACTTCCGGCACAAGTAGTCAGTGCTTGAAGTGACCATGAACGACAAGGCATTTTGCCTGCTTTTGATAGCTTGATTGTCATATTGTGTTGCTCCTATGTTATTAGCTAATGTGCTTACAATAACAGACTGTGCAGCTATTGCAAGCACTTTTTTAATTATCTGTACGTGATGTGATTCTTGATAGACCACTTCTCGATTACTGGTTGCCCGTATTCGTCCTCGTCCAGTACAATGTATGCAACGGTTTTCTTGACGTTAGCATAGCGCCAGCCTGAATCCTCGAAGAAAGACGATACCCATACACGGTGAGGATAGTCAACAATTGGTAACCAGCTATCGTTAGGTGTATTAGCCTCATAGTCGAATGATGTGTCGTGTGCTTTATTCTTGAACGTACCAATGACTCTTTTGATAGCGTTAGTGGGTGCGTATGACATCTTGTGTTGCCTCTATTGCGTTGGTTGATGTAGTAACAATAGCAGACTGTGTAGCCATTGCAAGCGCAACGTGTGACTATTTTTTATAGTGATGAACAGACATAATAACTTGTGATGGTCTTGTGTTTATACTTGTGTTGTGCTTGTCGCTCTAGAGGTCCAACATAAGCTTACACACTTGTCAACCCCAGTTTCTACCCATGCAAAACCCATGCCACCTTAGACATGGCACAGATGTTGCTACCCATGCAAAACCCGTGCCAACTCCAGGGTCAGCTAAAGTTGGCACACTTGTTGCTACGCAAGAATCATGCCAATTGTTGGACAAATGTTGGACGGGGGGAGGGGGTTGCCTTCTGTTGTTAATTGTAGTAGCCACTGGTGCACAAAATAGGTGAAAATTAGGAATATTACCCCGTGTATTAACGACAGTAACTACTTGTTTTACCTTGTATTACTACAACTGACCACCCACAGCCATAAATAGCTTGACTTCTGTGAATACTTGTGTTATACTATAGTTGTATTTAGGGACAATTTGTGTTATGACAACTGAATCAAAGGTTGGGCCTCCAGAAATTAAAAAGAGGGGCCGTGGCAGACCCCGGAAGTCAGAAGTAGCCGCTGTAAAACCCGGTAACAAGGGTAAGGTGGGTAGACCCAAAGGTGACGCTGCTATTATAAACGAGTACAAAGCTCGTATGTTGGCTTCTCCTAAGTCAAGAAAGGTCCTAGAGACTATTTTTGATGCAGCTTTAGACCACGACCATAAGAATCAGGCTTCTGCATGGAAGCTAATCATGGACCGTATGTTGCCAGTAGGTGCTTTTGAAAGAGAAGTTGCTGCGGCCGGTGGCAAAAGTGCTATACAGATTAACATCACTGGTGTTGGTACTGTAGATGTAAACGATGCAGCCCATAGTGGTGCTGAGGTCAGTGGTGACGAAGCTTCCATAATTGAAGGAGAAGTAGTTGATCAATCTTGAATTTTTTACCTTAGACGAGTTCAACTGTCAAGTCACTGGTGAGAACAAGATGGAACCAGAGTTCCTACAGAAGCTTGACCGTTTGCGTGCCGGGTGTGGGTTTCCGTTTGTCATAACGAGTGGTTATAGACACCCCATAGAACATCCTATTGAAGCATCCAAGGAAGTTCCGGGAACCCATGCCCAAGGCATTGCTGCAGACATCCAGATAATCAGTGCTTACCAGAGGCACGTCATTGTGTCTGAGGCTCTAAAGCTAGGCTTCACGGGTATAGGCATTGACAAAACATTCGTACATGTGGACACAAGAGGTACAACTCCTGTGATGTGGTTGTACTAAGACGTGGACCTAGACATCCAGTTACTGCCGTGGCAGCAAGAGGTCTGGGCTGACGACACTAGATTCAAGATAGTCGCAGCAGGTAGACGTACAGGTAAATCCAGACTTGCTGCTTGGCTGCTCATTGTAAACGCTCTGCAGACTGAACGTGGACAAGTGTTCTACGTAGCCCCTACACAGGGTCAGGCCAGAGACATCATGTGGCAGACGTTGTTGGAACTAGGCAACCCTGTGATTACAGGTAGCCACATTAATAATCTACAGATTAAGTTAGTCAACGGTGCAACCATCAGTCTCAAAGGTGCCGACAGGCCAGAGACTATGCGTGGTGTGTCACTGAAGTTCTTGGTGTTGGACGAGTACGCAGACATGAAGCCTGACGTATTTGAGCAGATACTTAGACCTGCTTTGGCTGACCAAAAGGGTTGTGCAATGTTCATAGGTACGCCTATGGGTCGCAACCACTTCTATGAACTCTACAAATATGCAGACTTAGGTGACGATGAAACTTATAAAGCTTGGCACTTTACTTCCTATGATAACCCAATACTGGACCCAAATGAAATTGACACTGCAAAGAAGTCTATGTCGAGCTATGCGTTTCGTCAAGAGTTTATGGCTTCGTTTGAAGCTCGTGGGTCAGAAATGTTTAAAGAGGACTGGGTAAAGTTTGACGAAGAAGCTTGTGACGAAGGTGACTACTACATAGCTATTGACTTAGCAGGTTTTGAAGAAGTCAACAAGAAGCGTACTAAAAATGCTAAACTTGACGAGACAGCAATAGCAGTAGTCAAAGTAAACCCCAATGGCTGGTACGTGGAAAACATCATACACGGACGTTGGACCTTAGACGAAACTGCAGCTAAAATCTTTCAGGCTGTCAGAGACTACAAACCAGTTAGCGTAGGTATTGAGAAGGGTATAGCGAAGCAGGCAGTGATGTCTCCCCTACTGGACCTACAGAGACGCTACGGGACGTTCTTCAGAGTTGAGGAGTTGACCCACGGTAACAAGAAGAAGACTGACAGGGTGATGTGGGCGTTACAGGGCAGGTTTGAGAACGGCTTTGTGACACTCAGTAGAGGAGAGTGGAACACTAGGTTCTTGGACCAACTGTTTCAATTCCCAGACCCACTAACTCACGACGACTTGGTTGACGCTTTAGCTTACGTAGACCAACTAGCAAACGTAGCCTATGACTATGACTACGAAATTGACGACCATGAAATTTTAGACGTAGTAGCAGGATACTAATATGGCAGAGAAACCTTTTAAAGATAAGTTTTATGGTGCTTTACAGCAATATCAAGCTACGGAAGAAGAGTCTGCTGCTGAATTTGAAGGCAATGACTTTAGATGGGCAGAAACAAAGATGGGTGGTGACTCCCCTACAGGGACACCTAAAATTTACATAAACCATCAAAAATTTAAAGACAATCCTGATACTAGAGAAAACTATGTTCAAGAAATGCTGATAGGTGAAGGGTTACATCTGATAAAAGAGATAGACCCAGAAAGAGCAGAAAGACTTTATACGACCGCAGTTAACGACCCTGATGTTTTAGGTTGGTTGAAAGAATCATACCGTTATGAACAAAACAGAGGGGAAGAACGTCCTTTTGAACAGTGGGTAAAGCACTCTAGATTAGACCAAATTATTGGCGGTTATTTATTAGGCGGTAAAAACTCATCAGTACCTACTATGCAATCGTGGCCTACAGAGCGATTACCTTACGGTACTAAATTTAAAGCAGAAGTAGAAAGTCTAAAAAAAGATTTAGGTTTGAAGTAGGATACTAATATGAGTGAACTTTTTGAACAAGACCCGCTGATGATAGAGGAATCTATTGAAGACTGGGTGATAACCAAGTGTGACGACTGGCGTGACCACTACGAAGCAAACTATGAATCACGCTTTGAGGAGTACTACAGACTCTGGC